TACAGGAGCGGAAGGACTTACTATTTCAGGTCCTCTTTCTCCTACTACAATACCTTCTCCGCCATTTGCGTAACCTTTACGTCCCATAGCTGCACCAGCCCCACCTAAGTTAGTGCCGTCTGTTCTTCCACCTCTTAAGTAGTTCAGTTCGCCGCCTGATGTTTGTTGTGCTGTATCTACCGCACTTCCTCTTTTGCCTATGCTTAAAGAAGTATTAGGTTTTGGTACGTCTCCTGCACTTCCTCCCTGATAAGATGTTCTTGAAATTACAGCAAGTTGTAAAGCTCCCATAGCTACTGCCATTGCTGCTAAAGGTGCACCTAGTACCGGGCCTAGGCCGATAGGAGGAGGAGCCATTGCTCCCATAGCTGAAGCTGCTGTATTTGCTATTGTAACTGCCATTTGAACTTTTTTGTTTTGTTCAAAAGCTTTTTTCTTCATGGCTTCTTTTTTCTTCTCGAGTGCTGCTATTCGTGCAAGAGATTCTGCTGATTTTCCATCTCTCCTTTTTTCTGCATCAATTTGTTCATCAAGAGCAGACACTTGTCTTTTTGAGTTTGCTTCCATGATTTGACCGATAGCGCCAATAGCTGCCCCTGCAAACTCTGCACGAGCTGCTGCATTTGCCATAGAGACTCCTTTAGCATCAAAACCTTCTGCACCTTCTGCTGCTTTTTCTTTGATAAAATCTAACTGCTCTCCCATATTAAGGAAACTATCTCTTAGTTGCATAGTACCACCTATAACACCCGCTACAAATTCTCCTTCTGGTCCTAATTTAGCTAACTGGCTTTGGTAATCTTTTACTGTTTCAATTATAGCAAGATAACCAAGATTTAAGTCTTGTAGTCGTTTTAGTTCTGCATTTTCTCCATCAGTTCTATCATCTTTGTTAATTTTTTCAAGTTCTTTTATTCTGGCTGATCTTGCTTCCTCTGCTGCTCCTATTTGGCTTATCCCTGAAGGTTTTGTCATGTCTGCAGCAGTAACTGATCCTACTAACTTATTAGCAAAATCTAATCCAGCAACTTTTTTCAATTCAGCTATATTATCTGTAATATAACCACTAGCATCTGTAATAGCCGTGGCTACTTCTATATATTCTTTGTCTGTTTCTTTTAGCCCCATTCTTGCCGATACAATCTTCCATTCTGCTTCTAATAGAGCTAATTCAGCTTGTTGTAGAGTACCTTCAGTATCTAAAATCTTTAGCTTCATCTCCATTTCTTCTTGAGCACTTTTTAAAGATTCTCTTGTAGCTTTATTTGTAGGGTCTCTACCTTCATTTTTAGCAAGTGAAAATTTAGTCTCTAAAGCCTGTCTCTTTTTTGTAGTTTCTAATAGAGTTTGTTCTGCTTTTACGGCGTTTAATAGAGTTTGTACTCTTGCTACTTCTTTTCTTTCCATCTCTGTCAGTATAATCAATTGCTCTTTGAATGTAGCATTTTGAAAAACTAATTCACTACTCATAAGAGCATTTGCGTCTAAAGAATCCAAAACTACACCATTTATTTTTATTTGTCCGTTTTCTATATCTTTATACAAGGTTCCAGCTTCTCTTTGTTGTAGTAACGACTTAGCTTCTGCTCTTAACGTATCAAACTGTAAACCATATCTTCTCCCTTGAGTTTTAAATGTCTCTTTCTCAAGTTCTAATCTTTTCTCTGCGGCAGATGTTTTTGATTCTTCTATTTTTTGTGCTACTACACCTGAAGTTTTTGTAAATCGTGCACTTTCTTTAATTAAAGTATTAAGAACTTTCTGTTCTGAAGTATTTAATTGCATTACACTTTGAATTCTTATAAGTTCTAATTTTACATCATTAAATGTCTTTCTGCCTTCTTCTACAGATTCATTCATTTTTTTAAGTTCTTCGGTACTAAATAGTTTGTTTATTAGATTATCCGCATCAGCAAAATCTTTAAAATAAGTTTCTACTTCAACTTCAGTAAGATTTTTTAAACTCGCTTGTATTTGTCTTACACTTGCTAATACTCCATCAACTGCTGTTTTTGGTATAGCTTGAGCTTGAAAATCTCTAACTGCCTGATTTGCTCCCTCTACTGCAGAAACAAAAGCTTCATATGCTTTAGCTTGAGAATCTAATAATTTTATTTGCATCTCAGATATTTCAAGACTATCTTCCATAGAGAAATTTAGTTCCGTTACTGCTATCTTCCCGTCGTTTACGAGCTTCTGGCTTCTTAGCCTGTTCCCCAACAGTAATTTTTCTTCCCTGCTAAGGCTTTTTAATATTTTTGAATTTGTGTCGTTTGCCTTACCAAATTGCTTAGTAGATGCAATACCTTCTTCTACGGATTTATTATAAGCCTTTCTAAGTGTATGATTACCGGACATTAGTTTATTAAAGTCATTTTCAGTAGCTGCTAACCCTCGGGTTCCGCTTTGAAGATCTGTTACTGCTTCTGTCTGATCTTCTGTTAAGTCTACAAATTGAGTATATATACCTATTAACTCTTTGTTTTCACTTGCAAAGGCGCCAAAAGCATTTGCTGTAGTTGCTGCTTCTATTGAGCTTTTTGCCATTTCTCTATTACTTTCTGACATCTTACTAATAAGTAATTGAATTGCAGTACTTGCACTACTTAGAGGATTACCTGGGCCGGGGGAAAATATATTTCCCTTTTTTCCAAGAAAAGCTCCTTCTTTTAAATCTTCCATAAACATTGCAGTTTTTGAAGCTGTTATCTGAAAGTTGTTCAAATTATTGTCTACTTCTTGTATTTGTTGTGCTGTTTCAATCTGAGATTTAGTAAAAGCTAGACTGGCTTTCATATTCTCTAAGAAGGTTAATTCTAAGTTTTTCATGGCTACAACTTGGTGTTCAAATCTTTCTACTAACTTTTCAGTTGAACTGTCTAAGTCTTTTACACTATCTTTTAGTTTTTTACTTTCTTCAGACATTAGTCCAAGCTTCTTAGCTCCAATTAAAAGAAGAGGAGATAATAAAGTAAAAGCCATCATTATAGGGCCCATCATCATCATTAACCTACTAAAACTTGCACCCAGTAAAGATACTCCGCCTTTAAGAGCAAAACTAGCTTTAGTAGTTCCTTTCATTTGTTGCTCTACTCCCTCTACTTCTACTTTTCCAGTTTTTAAAGTTTTGAAGTAATCACTAAATCCTTGTTTTAAGCCTTTAGTTTCTGCACTTGCTACTACAGAAGAAACTGCTGTATTACTCATAGCTTTATTTAAAGTTTTTTGATTTTGTATATCTGCTATTGTTCCAGGGGCGGCTGATATTGCTTGACTATTTATTAGGTTTTGTTCTTTTTCTAATCGAATTACTTCTTTGAGTTCGTTTCTTTCTTTCTTTATTGAAGCCAATTCTTTATCAATTAGTACAGCACTATCTTTCTTAACTTTTTTTCTTGATTTTGTTAAATCTACTCTTCTTTTTTCAATTAATGCTAATCTCTTATTAACATCTACTTCTCGTGTTAACTGTTTGTTAGGTAAAGCATCTTTTGCACTGGATTTAAACTTAGGGGATTTATCAAGCCTGTTAGCGTCTGTGGTTAATTTTTGTTTTTTTCTTGCGTTATCAAGTTCTGCTTGATTTTGTGCAAGTGCGAAATTTTTAGCAGCTTTTGTCTTATCCTGCTGAGCCTTAACAAATGTCTCTCTATCTTTTAAAGCTTGTACTGCACTCTTCTCTAAATTTTGAGTAAATTGTCCAACAGCAGGTATTGCTTGTCTAATTAATACCCCTGCAAAAACTACAAAGATTCCTGCTAATATATCTTTTGAATTTGATAGAAAATCTACGAAAGGTTTAAGTCCTGAATTTAAAAAGCTTGTTAAATCCTGAGCAATATCCCTAAGGGCTGCTGCTAACTTAGTAAAGGAGTCAGGCTCTATCTGCTCAGCGTATGTTTGAAACTTTCTTGTTCCCTGTTCTAATATCTCGTTTAAAAAAGCTTGACGTTTCTCTACTTGAGTTAATGAAGCAGTAGATTTACCTAAAGTTTGGGCATATTTCTGTGCTGCATCATCTACACGAACAAATAAACCTATCTCGTCTAATATCTCTGGCTCTAGTTTAATTGCTCCTCTAAAGATTCTATCTAAAGCATCTGGTAAGTCTCTGCCTAATGATAGTGCGGCTCCTTTTGCAACAAGAGTAAGGCCTTCAATCTCTTTCGTGTTTAGACCTGCACTTGCCGCCAATGATACCTGTCTAAAAGACTGTTCAAGAGCTATAGCTCCTCCTGAAGCTTCTACTAATTTTTTTGATAATCTTTCAATATTTGTACCGCCTGTAGTACTTAGGATTTCCATAGATGCAGTAAGCTGGTCTATTTGAGCAGAACGTTGTAGTACACCAAAAGCTGCAGTAAGTGCAAAAACATTAGCAGCTAATAAAGCATAAGCTCTTACCAGTCCACCACCGCCACCACCATCAACACTTTGTTGCATTTTTGAGAAATTTTTAGTTTGGTTTGAGGAAATCTGACCAGCCCCTTTTGCAACTCTATTATATCTATCTGTTGCTTTGGTATTTCTGGTTGTAGCTGTTGCTGATTTATTAGTACTTTTAGCTAATTTATCCGTCTCTTTTTGAATTACAGATATTTTCTTCCCTCTTTGAAGGATTTGGAATTCAATTAGTACTTTATTATTTGACATTATTTATGTTTTATCTTATCGTACGCAGCTTTAAGTCTTTTTTGCGATTTTTCGATAGCTCGGCTATCCAGCCATAATATTATCTGATATACATAATCTATTTGAAACTTTTTTACTCCATATAATTTAAGTAAAAATTCAAGATTAGTAAAATCTTTTCCCACATACCCTATCTCTGGGTACATCCTATCTCCCATGCTATTAAATATATTTAAGCAAGAAGATACTATATCTGGAAAATCCTCCCAGTCTGGAGGACACTTTTCCCAGTTTATTTCTTCGCCAGTTTGCTCACACATCATGAGATACTGGTCTTTTGTCATTCCTATATCTGAATTATTTAGATACAGCTCCAGTTGTTTTAGTACTTTCTGCTGATTCTTTGCTACGAAAGTTTTCTAAATCAAAGACTACCTCGTTGAGCCAGTTATCAAACTCTGAAGAGTTCTCAACAAGTACATGTGCATTTTCTAAAGAAAAATCCATTTCTGTATCTGCATTTTGCCCTTTAAGATCAACAAGTATTAAATCTTCCAAATATGCAAGTTTTAATCCTCTCCAACCTTTTACTGTTGCTTCTGTAAACTCTTTTACAAATTTTTCATCATCTAATGACTCTTCAAATGCTCTTGTTTTTCTATTAAACTTATTTGTGGTGCATTTCTTTCTTATTTTTGTTAATTCTTTTCTCGATAGATTTGCAAGTTCTACTTCAAACCCTTTTAATCCTGGGAACTCAGCCCAAGTTGTTTTACTGTCTACCAGTAATGATTTTAAATCCATTTATTTTCTCCTAATATGTTATAATGGTTCCTAAATTTGCAGGGCTATTAACTAATCTAAAGTCTATAGTCTGCGTGTATATTTCAGCAACATTGGATCGTTTTGTAAACATGCATCCTGCTAAGTTTGCGTTTAAAAACGTGGAACCATTTACTATGGTTTTTATTCCTACTGTTTCTGAAGTATTAAAAGATTGGAAAGTAGCAGAGTTATCACTTGTTATATATTGTGTGATATTTCCACTTACTACTCTATCTCCTAATGTATAAGTTGTCGGGTACATTGCATTACTTGCATTAGTAACTGACAAACTATTTTGTAATGTTTCATAAGGAGTCCAATTTATATTGTTTTGCACTTGTAATGTAGTAGTAGCAAGGTTCGGTACATCAGTTGAACCTACTTCTACATCTAAAAGCGAAAGGGTGGGAGTTCTTGTCGAACTAGCGCTTACCAGTGAACCTGGAAGCGAAAAGCTGGCATTTCCCACTCTACTTAGTTTTTGTGCATTTCCACTTACAGTTAAGATAAGTGGCGAGCCTTTTGCTAAGTTAAACTCTCCTTGAGTAATTACACATCCTTCTAATTTGAAGGTGCTCTCGCTGGTTACGATATATAAGTCGAACGATTTTAATAATTGTTCTCCATTAGTAGTATCATAATCAGTCAGAAGACTTTTTACAATTGTTTCATCTTTCTCTTGAGTTAGATGAACTGCAAAACTAAAGTTTGCGGGATTTGCTTTTGTTATACTTGTTCCCTGAAACATCTTTGTTTGATCGTGCAAAGTCTTTACTTCGTATGCATCTTCCGCGAATGTTTGTGAGAACGACACTTCAGGAGTCGTTTTAATTAAATAACGACTCCCATTGTGTACGATGTGTACACTACTTTCTCGAAGTAGATTGTACGTTGCCATGTTTATACAGTATAGTTATTGGCATATGCAGAATCACTATGTTTAGTTAATCCTTTATATTTTACTGTTAACTCATTACCTGTTGATAAGTCAGTACCTTGAGCCGCGAATTCAACTGTAGATGATATAATATCAGCTGTTTCAATTGACGGTATTTGTAAATGAGCTTTTGGTAGATCAAACTCTACTAATGGTGTAGCACTTGATGCTCCTCCCATAAATATGCTCATATCAAATGAAGTATTAACTAAATCTGTAGCTTTTGTTAAGTCAGACAATAGTTCATTAGAACCATCAGCCTTAGTGTCTAAATACATAGTTAAAGAACCACTTACCTGTCTTGCTCCTGAGAAAGAACCTATCGGAGTATCAACAACCCCTAAAGTTTCTGGAGTAACATAAGTAATATTATTAGCAATGGTTAATGAACCACCAGTAATATTGATTGCATAAGTTTTTGTTCCACTTCCTAATAANTCTAATACTTCAGCAGAGCCTGAGCCTGTTGTAGCATGAGTTAAACTTAAAGTAGATAGTTTATTTCTTAAATAGTCAGCATCTGAAGAAGCTGTAGTATCTACAAAATTATAACCTTCAATATAAGTTTTTGCTGTGACAGCTGCACTTGTAGCTGCAGTACCACTTCCTTTAGTTACTTCTATTGATTTTGAAGGGTCTTCAATAGCTGAAGTTACCTGATCGATAGTTGTTGCATTTCCTGACCAAGCAATAGTAGCTATGCCATCGATTGAAAAATCAATCTCTGCTTGGTTAACTTGACAGTCATTTAGTCTATATGTAGTATTTTCTAATACAAAGAAAATATTTAATTTTAACATTTCATGGTGGTCTGATCTTACGAACGATACATCTGCATCTGTACCATCACATGTTACAGCAGTTGCTGAAGTTCCGCTTAAGGCACCTCCAGTAATATCTTTACCTGCAATAGCAGCCCATAAAATATTTTCACACATATCCATATGATTTTCGGTTCTTATACTATTAGCACCATGTTTGAAAGGTCTTACATAAGTTGAGAATGACCACTCAGCTGGAGCCAATGAATCATTGAATCTTTTTGAGCCTCTGCTTGGGGTTGCACCCGCTTCATTAATTGTTACGTCAGTAGATTCTGAACTCTGTGAGAAACTATAGCCATCTAATACTCCCATTTTAAAAGTATTTGCTCCTGTTCCGTTACCTTTGAAAAGTCCTGTAGGCTGTCTTGAGCCATCTGCGGTTAAAGAAGTTATTCCTTTTACTGCACAATCAAAGTCTGTTCCAGTGCCTGTTGATGCTGCACCGTTTGCCTGTTCAAGTGATTCATTATCAGCTAATCCTGTTCCTCTAAAGTTATTTGGAATTTGAACTTTGCTCACAACTCCACCACTTGTTATTTCTGTAACTATAACTTTTACACCTTTACTGCCTAAAGTAATTACATCTCCTACTGCATGTCCTGTACCTCCGACAAATGTATCGACATCTACAAGAGATCCACCACTTGCGTGGACTCCGTTAGCTGTTGAAACAAATACCTGGGTATTTCTTGATAGATTTAAAGCCATTTTGCTTATCTCCTATAATTTATAATGGAAAGGGTTTAGCGAGAATTTTCTGCTTTACCTGTTTCCTAATATCGTACTTCGATTACCATTTCACCTATACCTAATGGAGTAATAACTCCTTCATCTGTACTAATCGATTGAATAGTAACTGATGTGCTTGATAGGTGGGGTGATACAGTATCATCATACACCAGTATATCATTATCGTCTACAACTCTTTCGATGTCTTCAAGTAATAATGATAAATTTTCTTGAGGGTCATTTGCATCTTCTACATAAACCCTTATTGTTATTGTTATGAATCTCCATTTAAATCCGCCAGGCTGGTACTGTCGTACTTCATCGCCGGCTACAACACATACTTTCGGGTATTGTTGTATCTCATCTAAAAATACTAAGTGTGAGTCAGCATTTTGATAAATGTTTGAATTAAATGGATAATTCCCATCAATCTCTTTTACTTTATTTACAAGAGCTTCGGCTATCTTTTTTCTTTGCGTTCTATATGCCATTATACTCTCCTAAGTGTAAATTTCTTATCTATATAATCTATAGCTAAATTTCGTATACTTTTTGATATTAAAGGTTTAGGATTATAACCTGTAGGCCACTTTTTTGTTCCTTTATTCTCAAAAGTAGAATATACTCCAGTTTTATTACTGCTACTACCTCCTCCGGTTAGTGTGTATGTATACTCTCCTGTTATTGTTTTTCCTGTGTCTCTTAAGTTTAAAACTCTAACACTATTAGAAAATTGTCCTGTTCTATTAGTAAGTGCAGGTCTTCCCATGTTTCTTCTAACCTCTGCCGGCAACCTTCTATTAAGTTTGCTCTTCAAGGCATTTAAAGTTATAGGAGTGTCTCCTCCTTTTTCTTCTTTAATTGAAATTTTTCTAACACTTGCAGGAATCACTACTTTTTTATTTAATTTAGTAACCCATGTTTTATTAAAGGTTTTTTCAATAACTCTATTTTCTCTTTTAGTTTTCTTAGGAGACTTTTTTCTAATTTTTGTTGTCCTTGCTCCATTTTTCTTAAAACTTTTATCTATTCCTGTTATTTCCTTTCTTATCTTTTCGTTTGTTGTATCTTTTTTCAAAGAGTTACTGGCTTCAAAATCATTTGCATGTTGTCTATCAACAAACTTAGGTCTTGAATAATCTAAATACTCTTTTAGTCCTTCAAGAATCTTTGGCTTTAACTGATTCCAATCTGTATCTAACTTTTTAGTTTGTTGTTCAAGTCTTCCTTTAATAACCCTTTTTTCTCCAACTAAATAACCTTCTTCATTTACAGGATTTAATTCTACAGATATTTTTACTTTATCCTGTAACCAATCTACCAGATTTATATTTGTTTGCCTAAATTGGAATTCAACATTAGGCCCATCTTGGCTACTTAATTGCTTAATAAGTAATATAAATCTATCTTTACCTATTGTGGACTCTGCTTCATGAGAATAGTTTGTTTTATTACCTACAGCTAAATGAGCAGCTCTTGTATTCATTGGTTCCTGTTCGTTGAATAGTCCTTTATTTCTTACGTAGTCACACCAATCTTTCCATAATTCTTTTCGTAAAGCTGCACATAGTTCATAGATAGTAAAACTGGAACTGTTTGCTTCTATCTGCAAATGCCATCTATCTCTTGTAGATCCCGCCATTAATCTTACTTGTCTCTTCTCTAAATTTAAATCTGCGATCTTGTTTATCTTTACGCCACGTTTTAAACTTACACCTTCTAAAGTACCTGCAGATAATTTTACAAAAGTTTTTCTTACTAAATTTTGCCATACTGCTTTTTCATTGTATACATTAAAAGCTCTATAATAAAATGTATCTTTTCCAAATATAGTTTCTAAAGCCTTTGGAGTACCGTTAAGGAACCCTGCTACAGTTTCTTGAGTAGTAAGCTCTACTTGATGAATCTCTGACTGACTTAGCTCTTTTCTAACTTTTTTGTCAGTAAAACCTGTCATCATTGCTGTAATTTCATCAATTACTTGTTTTTTAGCCATTACTTATGTATCTTATAAAAATCCAATATACGTTTAATATGGTCTGGAAACCCTATGTTTTCGCTTAAACTTGTTGATACAGGATTTTGTATCTGTGCGCCTGATATAGATAAGTTTGCTTTTCTTTCATCTTTTAAATAGTACTTAACTAAATCAAAACACGCTAATTTTAAATCTTCTGGTGTTGCCGCATACCCTGAAGTATAAACAACCTTTACTGCTTTTCTACCTTGCGGAAAGTGTGCATCACTTGTTGCAGTTGTTCTGAAAATGGTATCGAGTCCTTCGTCGACTACGTATTCGTACTTACCACTACTGTCAGAATTCTCTGTTATTAAAGTCGTATATGAGTCTGATTGACCTTTCCTTTCGGAAACTGAAGTCACGCTCACTACTGGACTTTCATCGAGTATTATTGCATTTGTGTATTTATCCTTAATATCGTAATATTCGGTTTTTGCACTTGAATAATAATCTACAAAACTTGTGCCACAGTATGTCTTTACTGTCTGGCTGATAGCTGGTATAATAGCATTAATTTTTGCGTCTTCGGAAACCCCGGTGAGTCCCGCGAATTCTTTATATTGTGCTAATGTTATTAAATTTGCCATAATTAAAAAGTGGGAGTGTTAGGTACACTCCCAGAAACCTTATTAAGCTAAATATTAGCTAGCTTTATACATCCAACCCCACTTAGAAGTTGCACCATCAATAAGATCGGTAAATCCGATTCTTTGAGAAGCCACGAGGACTCTTCTTTGATTAGCTACTTCGTAGTCTGATTCAACTGTAACACCTCTTAGTCTTGGTAATACGTAGTTTCTTGGATTAACTGCGATTGCTCCAAACTTAGCAACTGCTGGTGTAGCAAACTCGTCACATAATAGTACTCTTGAACCGAATACTTGACCAATTTCACCAGAAAGTTTAGTTGCCATGTCGCCAACTAGGTTAGCGTCTTGGAACTCTGCATCTTCTAATAGTTCATAGTATGATCTTTGTGAAACAATGTATACTACTTCATTTGGATTAATACCATATTTACCCATATTCTTTCTCATTTCAAGAAGGTCAGTAGCTACAATTTTATCAGTTGCAAAAGCAGTTGCTGATTGTGTATAGTCACTGTCATTTCTTGCTAAGTGTAGAAGACCTTCAAAAGCTGCGCCTGAAGTACCATAAGCACCGTCAGCATCATCACCTGCTAAGATAGCATTCTCGATGCCTCTTGCATGGGCTCTAACCATTGACTCTCTAATTAAAGGAAGAATCGGTAAGATTGCATCTTCTTCAGTTTCATTACCTAAGTATGATTGTGAAATAAGTTTCTTAGTTGAGATAGTTCTCTCAGTCATATCTACACCACCTGCTGAACCAGGGTTATAAGCGTCCCCTCTTTCTTGCAAGTTACCGTGTGGGCTTGACCCAGTAGCTGCTTGGTTGCCTGTAAATTCAGCATAACCAGCATCCGGTAAGATTGGTATAATCATATTAGCAGAAGTCATTGGGATTTCTCTAAATAGAGGTGCTAATACCAATTCGTTCTGAATGTCTCTTTCGATTTGAGTTGAAACGATTTGCTCAAAGTCTGCTGAAGAAACAGCAACACCACTATGTGCGTTAACTTTTTCCATTAGACTCTTAGCTACATCATTATCCCATCCTTTACCAGTCGCTAAACCAGCAAATTTTGCATCGATAATATCTTGCTCGAAAGTTTTCTTCCAGTCACCATTTGAACTTCTGTCAGAGAAATGTCTTTTAGACTCTCTAATGTTCATTATTTCTTCTGATTTCTCAGCTAATTGTGATTCTAAAGATTTTACAACTGATTCTAAATTAGAATAGTTTTCATTAACTCTAGACTCCACGTCATTCATTAGCTTTTCAGCTCCTGTTAGACCTGCTTCAACTATAGTTTTAGTTTTTTCCTGATCCGCTACTTCGTTAGCTTTTAGAACTTCAGCTTCATCAGTTGCTTTTTGAGCAGCTTCTTCTGCAGCCTTCTGTTCAGCAGCTTTAGATTCAGCTTGCTTCATTGCGATTTCAGCAGCTGTATCAGCAGCTACTTTCTTTGCAAAAGCTTCTAAATCGAAATTGCTTTCAGGAGATTGTTTTTCGTTTGACATATTTGTCTCCATGTTATGGGATTCCTCCCGTCTTGGCTGCTCAACATTAACAGCGTCTGCTGATTCTGCTGGGTTAGCCTTGTAAAAAGTTTGCTTGTACTCATTGTACTGTTCCATACTATCAAATGACTTGCTTAAGCCAAAGGTTGCCCCTTGGTTGCAAGGAACTGATACTACAGAAACTTCAAAAAGCTCTGCGTCCTTTATTTTATATCCATCGGTTTCAGTCATATAATCAGCGTCCTTGACTTTGAAACCGACAGAAAAAGCTCCAAGGACACCGTCTTTAATAAGTTGTGTTACATCACCAGCAGCTTTAGATATCTTTGCAGATATTTCTAAACCGTTGTCTGTAACTTTTAAATCTTTTGCACGACCAATTGGTTTGTCGTAGTTGTGATTGAACAGAATTATTGGATTGTTTTTAAAGTTCTCTAATCCACCTTTTGTCCATGCATCACTTTCAATAATATCTCCAGCTCTGTCAAGTCCGTTTGTACTTGCTGATCCTTTAATATCTATACCACCATCATCAGTTTCACCTAATGCTTTAAAAGTGCTTGTCCAATGATAAATTTTATTCGACATCTTTTTTCTCCACTTTCTTAGCAGGTGCTTTCTTAGCAGGTGCTTCTTTTACTTCTGGTGTGACTACTACGTCTACTGGGTATCTTTTTGAGACTACACTAAGTACTCTACTCCAAGAACCAAATGCTCTTCTTAATAAGTAATCTTTAACAGGAACATCATTCCCTTTTGCTTTATAAGTAGGTAAGCTCATTACGCCACCTTCTTTTTTAAAGTACTCAGAAAGAGACTTTACCATCATATCTTTTGTCATAATTATTCTTCCTCGCTTGGGGCAGCCTCTTCAGGTCTACCTCCTTGTTCCGGGTTTAC